CGTTGTTGTGTGTCACCACACCAGCGAAGGCGTGCCTGGCAATCCATGTCCACCACAGAAGGCACTGCATGGCAAGGTGGCGCAGACCCCTTCGTTAATTCTTACCGTACATAATCAGATTTCTACAATGGGAGTCTGTGCAGTTAAGAACCGTTATGGTCCAGCAGATGCAACTGGTGGTACACCAGTGTGGTTGTCGTATGAACCAGCATCAATGCAAATCAATGATGTAATTTCATACGAACCAATGCAGTTAATTTAGGAGAACATATGTGGGAACTTACAGTAGTTGAAAATGCAGGAGAAATCCCAGCATCAAAAGTCACAGACGAGATTGCAGTTGAAACAAAACCTCTCCTCATAGACATCAAGGCTCAGTTAATGATTGCTAAGCCTAAGACACTTACATTTACCGTTGGTTGGAGGGCAATTGTTTGGCAAAATAAAGAGACTGGTCAGTTCAAAGACCTATCCGAAGCAGAGTACAATCAATATATTACAAGCGGGTCTGTCAATCCCACAGGGGGAGATGGAAAAGTTGGTAAACAAGATGAAGTTACCAGCAGAGATGAAGGAAGCACTGCTTGAAGAACTGCCTCAAGTGATTGAGCAGATGGAGGAAGTAGCCAAGAAGGTATATGACCCCCATCAAATATGGTTAGAGGCAATGCAGTTTGCAGATTATGTAACACAATTATCGAACCATCTTAAGGATGACCACGGTAGAGATTGCATACTAGACATAGCAGAGCAGTTAACTAACATGTCCAACTCGTTTAAACAAATGGGAGAGAACGCATTACGGGTTCTTGATGAAGCAGAAGGGGAGCACAATGGCTAACAGTAATCAGGAAACACTATCTCTTGGTTGGTGCGACAACGGTATGGTAGATGGGAAGTTTGCCGAAGGTATTATGTATACCACGGTGACTGCACCAAGCCATAAGATGGCGATTAACAACGCTATCCGTGTGCAAGGTAATCAGATTGGCAGACAACGCCAAGCGTTGATGGATATGTGGTATGACAAAGTAAAGACAGACTGGTTATTATGGGTTGACTCTGACATTGTGCTTACCACTGATGTGCTTGCGATGCTATGGAAAATAGCAGACAAGAACACTAAGCCAGTCGTATGTGGCACCTACTTTATCTCCAAGCAAATGGAATCATCGTTGATGCAACCTATGCCTGCTTTATTTCACTAGGTGAGTGAGTATGAAATTAGATACTTGCACCCACTACCCAAGGATGAAGTAGTAAAGGTTGACTGCGCTGGCTTGGGTCTTACCCTGATGCACCGCAGTGTTGTTCCTAAGTTGCGTGCCGTCTCACCTGACTACTCAGTGTTTGCTGAGAAAGAAGGACTAGGAGATAAGTATGTTGGCGAGGACATCGTGTTCTTCCGTAATTTAAAGAAGGCTGGTGTTGATGTGTATGCACACACTGGTGCGGTTGTTAAACATATGAAGCGCTTTGCCTATGACGAGAACTACTATGCGTTGTATTGGCAGGCTGCAGCAGCAGCAGAGAGGCAGACAAATGGCGAGCCAGCAGCAGAGTAATAAGCGCAGAGGTGCAGCGTTTGAGATTGACCTTGCTGATTGGTTAATGCAACAGGGTTTAAACGCACAACGCCTGCCTCGTGCAGGGCGTAACGACATTGGTGATGTATTCCTACCAGCAACTAACGACATCTATGTTATCGAAGCCAAGGCACCACGGCGTGATGGGAAGGTAGACCTATCAGGTTGGTTGCGTGAGGCGTATGTAGAGGCAGAGAACTATCGTAAGTCTAAGAAACTTGCGAGTGCACCTACACCATTGGTAATTATCAAGGCATCTAACAAAGGAATTGAGGATGCCTATGTCGTGCAAAGGCTAGGTGACATCCTTGCAAAACTCTAAGCACGACATTGTTAAAGTTCTTGAGCACTACGGTTTTGAAATACCGCACGGAAGGCGTGGCTGGTTCACACTACGCTGCGCTTTCCACGGTGATAGAGTTAAGTCTGCCCGTTTAAACATAGACAACGGTGGGTTTCGTTGCTTCGGATGTGAGATGGCTGGAGATGTGTATTCACTGATAATGAAGAAAGAAGGAGTGGGATTCAATGAGGCTAAGCAAATCGCAGAAGGAATTACTGGAGAAAGCAACGGAGAGTTACGCTCAAAACCTACAGGAAATAGTGCCGTATCTACAGAGCAGAGGTATCACAGAACAGACAGCGATTATGTTTCGCCTCGGCTTCGTAAGAGAGCCTGAGATGGGGCACGAACCTTATGTTGGTAAGTTAGCAATCCCTTACCTCACACCCACAGGGGTGATTGACATACGGTTCCGCAGTTTAAACAGTGATGGCGGTCCAAAATATATGAGCAGACCAGGGGCTACGACTCACATCTATAACATCGGTGCACTTGGTAATGATTCAGATGTGCTTGCTATCTGTGAGGGTGAACTTGATACGGTAGTAGCAACACAAGCAGGGTTCAGTGCAGTTGGTTTGCCTGGGGCTAACAACTGGAAGTCTTTTTACAATCGTGTACTTGCTGACTGGTCAAAGGTTATCTTGCTATGTGATGGTGACAATGCAGGGCGTGAGATGGCAAAGCATTTGAGTAGAGAACTAGACAATGTGTTCCCTGTCTTTATGCCTGAGGGTCAAGATGTTAATGATGTTTACTTAGCCGAAGGTGCTGACGGTTTACGGAAGCGAGCAGGCGTTTAAACAATGATGGTAAAGAACTCATCGTTTGATTTAGACTTTGGCTACGGTCGCAAAGGTGAACTGTTAGTCGAGGCTCTATTAACGGAAGGCAAGACTGTTGAAGTCAAGCGTGACCGCAAGTGGTGGGCTACTAATAACATTTACATTGAGGTTGAGTGTTGGTTTAACAAGAGTAAATCGTGGGAACCATCGGGTTTGATGGTTACCACTGCTGAGTATTGGGCGTTTGTTCTTGAGCGTGGTGTTGTGATGGTACCGACAGACCATTTGCACTATGCAATCAGGGAGTTTGGCAGAGAAATTACCTGTGAGATACCACCGAACTGGAGTAAAGGCTTTCTAATTACTATTGAGGATTTACTAACAACAATGAAGGAACTTAAATATGAGCAACAATAACGAATTGTTATGGGAAAGCGTATACAAAGTGGCACGCTACAGTGCAACACGATGTGTGCGTATCCATCGCAACCTCGTGTCTGCCGATGATGTATTCCAACACCTAAACCTATGGGCAGTAGAGCACTGGCATAAGATTGAGGAGTGGGAAGGGCAGGATTCTTTAGTGTTTAAACTGCGCCGAACATTTAACAATGAGAGTCAGAAGTTTGCAGCCAAAGAGCGTGCATATAAAACAAAGTCCATACCAAGCGATGCGTTCTATTACACACACGAGATACTCCAAGAGTTATTGCGTGATGTATGGAACTACGAGCAGTGGGTGCAGTCAGGCTCGCCAGCAGATGCTGAGTTTATTAGCAAGACAAGTAAACCTAATGAAGGTATGAACAGAGAAGCAATGTTGTCAGATGTAAGCGGCTCACTTGCCCGTTTAAACGAGCAGGATAGGGACCTCTTGCGGCGTAGGTTTGACGGTGGTGGTACTGACTTTGATGTGCTTGCCGTTGAGTATAGTGCCAGCGAGGAAGCGTTGCGTAAGCGTGTGTCTCGTGCACTGACTAAGTTACAAGACAGACTAGGTGGGGAACAACCTCAATGGAACAATCGTAGATACAGGAAACCCGATAATGATTAGACCTAAGTACCAAAGGATGAAGCCGTGGAACTTAATAGGACTGCCGTTGTATTACATTGGCATCTGTTTAAACGACATAGGGTATTATACTTACCTGGCTGGAGATAAAATAATTTGGTTTAAACGCAAGCAGATTGGATACATAGACAAATGATTATTGGTTTGAGTGGATACGCACAGTCAGGTAAAGATACTGTTGCGGAACTGTTGTGTTTAAACTATGGATACAAGCGCATGTCTTTTGCTCAGCCGATGCGTGATGCTATCTATACATTGAACCCGATGGTTGAGGGTGGCAATCGTGTTGCTGATTTAGTAGATGAATATGGTTGGGATGTAGCCAAGGCTAACCCTGAGGTAAGACGATTGCTTCAAGTGTTTGGTACTGATGTAGGTCGCAAGCAGTTTGGTGAAAACTTTTGGGTGCAACAAGCCTTCGATAAGTTAGAGTCAACAAAGATTGTATTCTCCGATGTTCGTTTCCCTAATGAGGCTAACGAAATTGTGCAGTACGGTGGTCAAGTGTGGCGCATCAACCGACACAATCACGCACCAGTTAATAGACACAAGAGCGAACACGCAATGGATAACTTTATGTTTAAACGAGTGTTGTATAACAATGGAACGCTTAATGATTTATCTGATGAAGTGTTTATGTTGGCTAAACAAATAGGTTTGTAAAATGCAGAAGCCCCGCAAAGGACTGGAACCCTGCGGGGCTTTTGTATGGGCACCTACTTTACGCTTCCCCTTCGTAAGGGAGATGCCCAATAACATTACTGTATCACATACCGAACCCTCGTGGGTCAGACACCTGTAAGTTCAGTGCCCTTCGTGCTGCTTGCCTACGGTAAGGGGTAGTGCCACCCCATACACCGCTGCGTTCGTGGACCAGCCCCCACTCAAGGCACATCTCCATCACTGGGCACTCGGCACACATACGAGCAAAGATACTTTCCTCCTCAGGTGTGAACACATCCCTATCGGGGTAAAACAATTCAACATCCAGCCCCTTACACGCTGCGTTCTTGGTTAGTTCAGGATTCCAGCGCAGTTTAAACGCCCAAAATCCCTTGCCTCGGTTACGAACCTCTCGCTTTTCCATTACACGGTGGTGTTTAATCTCCATCAGTACCACCCCTTAGCAAGGTGATGGGCGTATGCCTTGCAGATGCCACGAGATTTGCCATATCTGTGGTCAAGATATTTCAAGCCAGCATCCACTTGTTTAAACCCATCTTTAGTTGGCTTAACTTTTATGTTGACCCAAGTTGCAGGCATAAGTTGTGCAATGCCCATCGCTTTGCTTGATTTGTTTAGTGCAGCAGGTCGCCAGTTAGATTCAAGTGTCCACAATTCATAGAGGCAGGGGTACTGTTCGAGTTTGTTCTGCTCAATCAAGCGTTGGATGGCGTAGCGTTGGTACTCGTTGTGATAGTACGCAATCACCTCACCCTTAGGTGGATGTGAAACTATCTGCACTCGTGGGTTGAACACAAGAAAGATTCCGAGTATGACTACCGTTGCAATCCATAATCTTGCGTGCGGGTGTATGTGTTTAAACATACTCAGCCTCTAGTTTCGTTCGGTTACCGCACACTCGACTGATGAAAGTCAAGATGTCTTGAGGGATGTCGGTGTCGTTGCCTTTGCTATCGGTTAAACCCAGCACAATCATATTGCCCACGATAGTGGGTGAGTTGCCGAACATAAAAGATAAGGCGCTCGCCACTGTGTTAATGGATAATCCTTTAAGCAACCCTTCCTCATTTACATAGCCTTGGCATACGCCAGCACCATAGAAGTCGTGCATACCAATAGGTTCAATCAACCCATCAACTGCTGCTTGCATATCGGAGAGTTGTTTAAACTCTTTCTCCTCGTATGTTCCATCTGTGTATAGCACAACACCCTTAGGCATAGTTGTTCTCCTTTAGTTGTCCGTTCTTGAACTCTCTACCTACCTTGTACTCCTGCCCTATCTTGTTAATCTCATCGCTAAGTTTGTTCATAAACTCGTTGCGTTGAGACGGTGATAGGTGAGCAATCATATCCTCTGTTACCTGTGCGTACCATAAAACCTTTGGTTGTTTGGGTTTGGTATCAGAAGAAACTGCAGTGCGCCAGTTGCGTTTAAACATTTAGTTTACCAGTCCTTTCATCATTTCATTTAGTTCTCCGTAAGCGAGGTCGCTTGCGTTGTACTTGCATCCATCCAGTGTTGCTTTGCCTTCAAGTCCAGCAACCTTTACCCAATCACGGTAAGGCTTGGCACCTTGGTATCCCTTGATGAATAGAGTTGCTGATAGGTAGAGGGCGTAATCGTTTTGAATCCACAACGCAATGTTCCAAGTGTTGTAGTTTTTCCAGCCCTCGTATGTGGTTGGCTTTCCCATATCCAGTCCTTTGTTCTTGGTAGCGTTTGCTACATCTCCGATTATTCAGGAGGCAACAATTAAAGTCAAGGATATATTCGTAGAAATAAAAACTATTTTTCTGTTTAAACAAGATGCTATCTCTTGTTAGTTTTATCAACCTCGTGGTTGATAAAACCTATCCTACCACACCAGTCAACCTCACTGTTTAAACGCGTGTCGTTAGCAGTCTGGTGCTGTGAGTGCCAGGAAGAAATAACATCTGCGTTTAAACACCCTGTCAAAGAATAAAAAACATGGTGTTTAAACACTAGAAGATTGCGGGATTCCAGGCAAAAAGAAAAACCCCCGCCGAAGCGGGGGCTAATCTTCTGTTAGTTAGAAGGGTAGTTCATCGTGGTCAGCCCAATACTTGTCGAGTTCTGCATCGGTTAGTCTGCCGAACCCACGCCAGTTGTTTGTATAGACCTGTCTAAACGGCTCGAAGTTCTTGTGCTCTACGATTCTGCCATCCTTGACCTTGAAGTATTCGCCCTCGTTGGCTGCGTATGACCAGTCAAGGTTAGAGTCCAGCATTACTGCTGCGTTCTCGATGGTGTCCTCAGTTGAGCCATAGACCAGCGAACCTGTGGCAGTCTGACCAATCCACAATGGCGATGAGTTAACACGAGCAAGGTGCAGTGTGTTGCCCTTACCCTGTTCAATCCAAGCCAGTGCAGCGGTGCCCTGTACACGAGAGAGTACTTCGGCAATAGGTGCAGCAGTGAAGGCAATCAGTGCAGCCACTGCCTCGCTATCAACTTGTCCGTGGCGTGCGACCTTGAGTTGTTTAAACAATTGGTCATCGTTACTGATGTGTCCGTTGTGAGTGAGCACGATTTTGCCACGAGGAATTGGGTGGTTGTTGTCGTTAACCTTTGGCGAACCTTGAGTTGCCCAGCGAGTGTGCAAGATAGCGGTCTGTGCGTTTAAACATAGTCGCTTACCTGCATCTGTTCTGATGAACTTGGTTGCAGCAATGGGTGCCTTGGTGATTACCCGATTGCCTGACTTTGGGTTAATCCAAGCAGCGCCAGTGGCGTGGTAGCCACGGTGCTCGATGTCGAGCAGCATCTGTGCTGCAAGGTCGGTCTGATTCTGATTGTGCTTTGGGTTAAGGCAGAAGCCTGCGATTCCACACATAATTTATTTCTCCAGTCTGCTAGTTGTTATTGGTTAAGTGTATCACACTGGCTGATAACTTTTACCAGCCTGTTTAAACGGTCGGCTGCCAATAGGTAATCGGCATCCTCTTTGTTGTAGATACTATTGAACTTGCGACCTGATGGGTCGGTGCCTTCAATGATATATAACATTTTGTTACAATGTCTTTCCGTATAGATAGAAGCCGACCGCAAGCAAGGCAAGCAGTAACACTCGACCATCTACGATTGACCAGTAATTGATTCCGTTCATAGTTCCAGTCCTTTCGTTTAAACGGTACCGAGGATTTCCCGATTCCGTTTGTGCCTGCCGAGGGTAACGCTCCCTCGCTTGCCCACTTGGGGCAGGCTGCGCTTGTTAGGCGCTGAGTTCCTCTGCTCTGCCCTTGAGGTAGATTGCAGTTGATTCATTGAGCACTTCACTAAGTGCCAAGATGTCTAGTAAATCCTTGGCATCGTTTAAACGGTTGCCAGTTCCTCTATTAAGGATTCCGCCAGCAGTTGAGAAAGTTGCGAGTGATTCGCAGAACTCAGCCCACGCTTGGATTTTCTTGCCGTTGAGTGTGCCGTGATGTAGGCGAAACTCTACGGTGCCGTGGCGTTGGTATGAGTCGAGATTTAGGGAGCGATAGCGACCCTGCCCAGCGTTATCAATTCGACCGTTGCGGATTGATTCAGCCCAAGATTCAACCAAGGATTCAGGCAAGGTGTGTTGGCAGAAGTGATTGTTTAAACGAGATGGGGCAACCAGCGCACCGATTGCATCGGCTGCGGTGTACCAGTTGCGAACGAGTGCAGCGATTCCATCGTTGCCGTAGTGGTCGGCTCCGAGGTGGATGTGGTAGCCAGTTTTCTTGTTAACGGTCGCACCAGCACGGAGCAGGGCACGAGCAGCGGTGATGCTCTCGTTTAAACTGCCATCGTTGAGGATTGGTGAAACTGCCTCAGCATTAACGCCACGAGTTCCATCGGGCTTGCACTGCCAGTTTAAACCGACTGCATCGAGTGCAGACTGAGCGCTGCGGATTGAGATTGAGGATGTTTCGAGTTCGATTCCGTAAGTTTTCACGATTAAGCCTCCACGAGTGAATTGTTGCAAGATGGGCAGATTGGCGCACCGAGGTTGTTCAAGGTGGTGCGAGATACACGAGCGATGTAACCGTCAGACCAGCACTCGACCTTGATGAGGCGAGTCGTTTGCTTGGGTGCTTGAGCGATTTCAAGCGCTGCGTGTGGATAAGCGCCAAGATTGGCGAGGATGTCGTTTGCCCAAGATGGCAAGGATTCGAGAGGCTTGGCAACGCTTGGGGCTGCTGAGCGCCAGTTGCCAGTGTGAGCCAGTTTCAAGAGAGGCAGCACGAGTTTTGCCACTGCCTCGGTTGAGTCAACGATTGGCGATACGAAAATCTCAGCGATGAAATCGTCTGAGGCTGATGGAGGCACAATTGCTGCATCGGCAGCCTTGCGACCAGTTTTTGGGGTAAAGCCACAAGAGAGGCGAATTACTGCCTCCTCGTTGCCACCCAGCCCGTTGATTGAACGGGTGATGTGTGGTTTGGCTGCTGATGCAAAATCAGCGAGCCAAGATTCACGGTTTGACATTTGGTGCTCCGTTTCCAGTCGGTAGTGGATTGTTCCACTGGGATAAAGGTAATTGAGTTTAAACGAAATTACAAGCACCCCTAAAACCATTGATTTTAACTGACTTTAGGGCAGTTTAAACGATTTTGATTTAAACGATTGACCTCCGATTGGTCAGCCTTGGCAAGCGGTGAATTGGTCGGTGATTGGTCGCTGATGCTCTGAAACCAGTATAAAACGCCTACTTTAGCGATGTTGAGAAAACGAAATGCTCTAAAGTGATATTAAACAACTGACTTTAGCGATTGTTGAAAGTTCAACTACCTATGCCTCAGCCGATAATCTCGCATAGTGAGATGCTTGTGCTGCGCTGCGTATGCTGACGGGGGGCGAGATTGATACGAGCAACGAGTCAGCGCCAAGCCAGCAGATAGCACTGCTTAGCCCTAGTTTTGCGAGCAGCCAGTGCAAAATCAGCAAGCAGTTTAAACAAAAGCATTGCCAAGCAAAATGTTTGACCCCAGGTTTTTAAATATCTGTGTGTCTGTGTGTCTGTGTATCTACCCACATAACTTTGATAGCCCTGGGGTCATAAGCCTCTGACCTGCACTTTTGTCGGTCAGTAAAAAAGATACAAAAAAGTTACAAATAAAATGTCCAATAAGTGTCCTCTGGACACCTAATAGTATATGTAGGGCAAAATAATGGTCGCCCTACGGCAAAGCACATAGGCAGCCCAGAGGCTGCCCCCTAGTAATTGCCCTAACCTACGGCTTCCGCCTTAGGGCTACAGCCTACGGTTAGGAAAGGATAAACTGCAGCGCTTCATATATCTCGCGCTGCTACTACGCCTATGGAAAGAAAAAGAGTTACTGCTGCATCCCATAAGTCGGATGCCATCAAGAAGCAGATTATAGATTTTTTAATGCAAGGCTACTCGGTCCAACGAGCCATGGATGCCGTTGGGAGAAGTGTCAAGACTTACGAGTATTACCGTAAGACTGACCCTGAGTTCGCTGCAGGTATAGACAAACTACGCTCTCTGACCGCCCGTGGAGAAGTAGGCGGTCCGACCGAAGAAGTACCCTCATTTGAGATTTTTTCGGAAAAATACCTTGGGGTACAAGTTTTTGAACATCAACGCCATTGGATTGACCTTTTGGAATCCAGAGTGCCTACGGATGTCCACCCCTCTATTATTTATGAGCCAGGCGATAAAGACCTACTCATCGTTAACACTCCCCCAGAACACGCCAAGTCAACGACTATTACAGTCAACTATGCCGTGTATCGGATTTGCCAGAACCCTAACATCCGCATAATGGTTGTTTCTAAAACCCAGGCTATGGCGCAAAAGTTCCTGCTCTCCATAAAGAACAGACTCACCCATCCTCGTTATCAGGACTTACACCTCGCCTTTGGACCTCCAGGCGGATTTGAAAAGAACTCTGATTCGTGGAAGCAGGACCTTATTTACCTATCATCCGAGGCTCGTGACTCTGGTGAAAAAGACCCAACGGTTCAGGCTATTGGTATTCGTGGACATATCTACGGTGCCCGTGCTGACCTAATCATCATGGATGACTGTGTTGACCACACCAACGCCCATGAGTATGAAAAACAGATTGACTGGATTCAATCAGAAGTTATGTCTCGTATTGATTACGATGGCGGTAAGTTGCTGGTAGTGGGCACAAGATTACGCCCCAAGGATTTATATTCCGAACTCCGCGACCCCATGCGTTATCCAGACGAAACTTCTCCTTGGACTTATTTCGCTC